CTACGCATATAATCATTTTTAGTAGCATAGTCTACTTTTAATAATCTAAGTTTTCTTTGAAAATCTCTATCTGCTAATTGTGCATGTTGTGGATCTGATCTTAACATATATGTATAATACTTAGCTCTATCTACAATTAAAGTACTAAATCTATCAGGTAAACTCATATTATCACCATGTGCAGATAAATCTGTATGTGTTTGATAATAATTGTATCCTACACTATACTCATTAGTATTTGGTCTTGGGCTTACTCCAAATGATGTATAGTTTGGTAGTATATAAACTCTTAATGGTGCTGAATAACTACTTTTATTATTTTCATCATCTGTTGGTTTATATGCTTGTAAATAATTATCATATGATATAAAAATTAATTTTCTAGTAGCTATATCACTTCTAGATACTCTTACATAATCAACATCTAATTGTACACTAGGTGCTTCTACATAAACAAAAGAAGTTTGTGCTGTTGCTGTAAATGTTGTCTGTAATATATTACCTTCTCTAAAATTAGTTACAGCTATTGTCTTATCTAAATTCTGTGTTCCGCCTGCTGAAGTTCCAACTCTTACAATTAATGCAGTGCTAGAACTATTTGGACTTAATACTCTAACTTGTATTTTATATTGTTTATTAACTGTTGTGTTAATAGCTTGATAAGCTGCTGCATCATTTAAATTTAATCTACCATTACCACTTGTAGTATGTGATGGTGATCCATCTCCAGTTGTCCAACTAGTTATATTAGATGTAAACTCACCATTTGTAATTAATTCTTTTGGACCCATAGAAAATGAATCTATATCTACTTTTCTTAAATCCGTAGGTAGGTCATATTCATTATCACCTACAAATAAATCTTGTGTAGTTCTTGCATATAACAAAGGTATCTCACCTGTCTCATTATAAATATCATGAATACCTTTATTTATAAAATCTTTTACAGCAGTCTGTATACCTCTACTAGAGGCAAACGTGCTAGATGTTAATTCTGTTTCGTTAAGTTCTCTAAGAACTCTGTTCGTTAATGTCAGGTAAGTTGTTGCCATTCTATAGTTATTTTAAAAATTTATTAAGGGGGATAATAATACCCCCCTTAAATTATTTATTTATTAGTTACGATCAGTTTCATCAATACCTGATACATCACATACGACAGCATAAACTCTCACCTTTGCAGATGTGTCTTGTGCTCCCAATACTTTAATATCAATGGTATCAGCTGAACCATAAACGTGACCTACGTTTGATGCATTTATGACATTAGCAGCTAAACCTGTTGCTGTTGAGTCATGTCCATCAACGAATCTATCGACATCTCCACCGTCTCCTAAGTCTAAAGTAACTCCACTTGGACTTGCTGTTAAAACTTCAAGTCCAGCATTTAGTACCATACTTTCTGCAGGAATATCAAGACATTGTACAATGTCATTTGCTGCAGGTTGGAAACCTGATACTGAAAAGTCGATTGTGTTTTCTACCATATAAGGTGTTCTACCATTAGCAGGATGCCCAGTAGTTCCACCTGCTCCAGTTTTATCAAAAGTAGCCATAGTTCTCTATTATCCTCCTAATTAACCTATTGTTATTACGCCAGATCTTACTGCTTCGTCTCTAAGAATTTTTCTTCCAAAAACGTGTAATCCTCTGACTACGTCTGCGAATGAATCAGGATCTCTGATTAATTCAGTTTTCGCTATATGATTTACAGTTGCAACTGCTGACATATGTCCGTATAAGAACGCAAACTCATTTGATCCTGAAGAACCAAATGTGTGATTTGCAGCACTTCCACTAGACACAGCAATAGCATTTGTTTGGTACATGTTAAAACCAAATAATGGTCTGTCTGTGACTTTACCATTTCTGATTTGTGATGAACCACCATCAGCCATTACTGATTGGTCAGAAAGTTTAGCACCTGCTTTTCTTAATTGTTGGAAAAATTCAGGTGGTGCAACTAACCATCTATTTTCTTCTGGTACGCTATTCTTGTCAAGAACTTTTTTAGCTGCTGACACAACGTCTGCTAAAGTATCTACTGCTGCGTCACCATCAATTGGTGAACCATCAGTTCCAGTATCACTTGCAGATGTAGAAGCGTTATCATAGATAAACTTCAATACATTGAAGTCATAGTTTTTCTTTAATGAATATGCACCTGAAGAGGTTGCAAGAGCTTCAAAGTTTACATGAGATTGTCTTTCTTCAATATCATCAACTTTAAAAGCAAAGTAAGAACCTTGATCAACTGTCATAGTTATTTGGTCATCAGCTAAAATTTGTGTATCAACTGTTTGACCTCTAGCATAATCTCTGACTGTGATAGTAGGTTCTTTTATTAGTCTTACTGTATCGCCAAAATTTTCAATCTCTCCAGCGTAATCAGTGTTAGTAATATCCTCTACCACTGATGCTCTTCTGAAGAATTTTTGAACCTTCTGACTAAAGATTTGTGGAGTAAAATTACCTTGTGAAAGGTTGTTATATCCACTAGCACTTCCAAAAGCCATGGTCGTACCCTCCTATTGTTTAGTTAGATTGTTAACGTTGTTCAATCCTACCTTCTAAACGAGCAAGGTCAATCTCTTTCTCAAATTTTTCAAACTGATGAGGTTTTAATCTTGCGATCTCACTAGTTGTCCAAATTTTTTTCTTTGGTATATCAGAGTCATTAGCTTTTTTAGTTTTAGAAATTGCTTTTGCAGCTTCTTTTTTAACATCCTTTTCTTCTTTTTTAGTTAGATTACTTAAACCACGATCCATTTTATATAGATCAATAGCTCTTGCAGCTAACTTAGAATTAGATGTATTTTCATACAGCCAATTTTGAATAGTAGGATCTTGTTGTTCAGCCCATAAATGAAAATCTTCATTTTTACGAAGATCATTAAAATCAGGATGAACTTTTAAAAGTTCTACTTCAGCTTTTTCTTTTGCAATTTGTTCTTGCTGGAGTTGAAGATTTTTAAATTTATCTTCAATTTCTGCAGTTCGAGTAGTAGCTTTGTTTATTGCAATGGTTTCTACCATATCATAAACATCGGGATACTCTTTTCTCCATGCTTCTAATTCTTCTTTAGATTTAGGAGCTACAAATTGTTTTGTAGTTGACTCTAATTGTGTACGCAAAGAAGAAAGTTCTTCCTTGTGTTTTTGAATTGTAGAATCATAGTGTCTTTTCAAATCGTCATAACGTTTTTTAAAAACACGATCTTCAGCTTTTGCAGGGCGTTCAGCGATAGGAGTAGCCTTTTGATCTAATTTGTCTGCAGTCTCTTCAGATGCATCGGTGTCCTTCTGTTCGGTTGCTGCTTCTGCTTCTTTGTCTTTTTGTTCCCTATGAAACTTAGATAACTCACCTCTTGCAAATGCCTCAGTCTCTGGATCATTTTCTCCATAGTCTTTTTTATAAGGATTTACTACTTGCGTTTTAACTTCAGTTTCTTCAGAAACTTTTTTTTCTTCTTCCATTATTTTTACCTATTGGTTGAGTGCCTTATGGGTAAGGGTAGCTCTATTCCATAATTTGTGGGCTGATACTAAGCAAGTTCACCAGAATCAATTTGACTTACTTCATCTGTCATCATATTATCTGATTGCTCTGCCATTTGTGTATCAGGTGGCACAGTTGATTGTCCCATCTCAGTTCCAGACATATCAGTAATTAAACTTTGTACTGCTTGTGTCTCATCACCACTGTATCTTTTTGTTGCAAAACTTCTAAACATAGATACAGGTATAATAACATTTTCTTCTTTAGGACCAGCAGCTTCTACAAGAGGAGCTAACTCTGGTGCTAATTGGACTAAAACATTACTAACAGATGGAGATAGAACTGCAGATAATACAGCTTTATCTTCATCTGGTAAATTTTGTACTTTTGCTATTAAATCATTTGTAGGCATCTGTTTAGTATCTTGCATAGGTGCAGATGCAGGTTGTTTTTTTTCAAATAGTTTATTCATGCCTGATAAATTAGGAGCATTTAATTTTTTAGGTGCTTCATTTATTTTACCTGTCATTGTATTTTGATCTTTAGCAACAGTGCTTTTCATATCTACTATAGCCATTATTTTTTAATTATAACTCCTTTAATAAAAAATTGTATTGTTCTGTAAATAAAAGTCCATGCAGTTTTTAATGTTCTTTTTTTACCTGTACCAAATGCAATATAGTCTTTAAATTCTTGATAATGATTTTTAGCATTACCTTCATTTATTGCTTTCTGCCCATAGTATCTATATCCTCTTCTTATAGCTTCACCCCACCATGTTCTATGTAAATTTTTAACACACCAACGTACAGCTTCTCTTTTTGTATCAGCAGTAAATGCACCAGAATTAACAGCATGAGTTGCTATTACACAACCTTGCCTATCTCTAGTACCTGCACCACCAGCTGGTCCACCTTTATTCATAGTAGCTTTATTTACTTTAGCTTGTTCTCTTTCTAATTCAGCTTTATATTGTTCTGTTTTTGCTGCAAAATCTTTTGATCTTTTAGAATCTTTACCATATTTTGCATCTACTCTTGCTTGACCAACAGTTGACCTAGTACTAATTCTTTTATTTGCACCTTTTATAGTATCTCCAGATCTATTCATACCACCAAATACACTGTCTTGTGGACTCATAGCAATTCTATCAGGATCAGTAGATCCTCCTAATTCACCTCTAGTTTTATAACCTGAAGATTTTAAAATACCTGAAGTTGTATTTCTATAATTTCTTTCTGCAGCACTTACACCAAATACAGCATCTAAACCTCTACTCATGGTTGTTGCAGCTAGTCTTGCACCTGTACCTAAAGCATTTAGTGTAGCATTATTTCTTAATGAATTTGAAAAATTTTGTAATGCATTAGTTTTAACTGATGGTTTTACATCTTCTTTTTCATCACCAGCTAATGCACCTAATTCTGACACACCTCTAAATTTATCTATTTGTGCTTGATCAAGTTTAGTAGGATCTGCTCGTATTCCTAATGTGTCTAATTGATTTGCTATTGGGTCATCAGGAGTAGCACCCTCAATCATAGCTTGTCTATCTAAATCTTGCTGATACTCTTTAGCTAATTGATCAAAAGTTTTAGTTTGGCTAGGTAATCTACCTATAGTCTCTGTAGGTTTTTCAGGTCTACTAAGTAAAAACGAGCCAATATTTGATATCAATTTTGGTTTTCTTTTTTCTTTTTCTTCAGCTGATAATTTTAATTTGTCTTGCGGTGTTTCAAGTTTAACTGCTTCTGGTAATGGGTCATCTTCTAATGGTGTTCTACCAAACACTGGGCCAGTTGGATCTTTAGGCATATTATCTTGAATAGTAAAAGGTGTCCTTACAGATCTTGGCATACTATCTTGAATAGTAGTAGCTGTTCTTACATCAGATAAACCTTTACTAAGATCTGTAGCTTGT